CAACCTTTTACCTCCAAGATACAAATGGAGAATTCAGGAGAAGCTGTTTCTGGACGGCCTGACGAGGATTTGACGTACGGCATTGAGTGTGAAGGTAAACAGGCCAACAAGCTTTTCACTCGTAAGCAGATGGAGTCACCCCTGACGTCGTACGATTTTGGCACGCTCCAGATCGCCACGCAAACCCCTGCTGGCATCGCGGCAGGCTCCTCTCTGGGTGAAATATGGGCAGCCTACAGAGTTGTGTTGTCAAAACCCAGGGTCAATCTGACACGCTATGGGGCATACCACCTGAGCGGCATCTTCGCAGTCTTAGCTGGTGGTGCTGGTGGTTTTTCTTCGTTAGTGAATGGGACGGCCACTGGTGCCTTTTCTTCGGTCACAGCCACAGCTGCCACTACAAGCATTTTGAACATCACCATAAACAATGTTGTTCAGGGAGATGTTTATTGCCTCACTGTTTCAGCTTATGATCAGGCCGTCGGAAACACTTTGGACCTTACCTGCAATCTTAGCAGTGGTCTTGTGAGCTTCATTGGGATGTGTTCTTTGACTTCCCCCAATGGCAGCTCCACCATAGACTCCACCAATGCAGTTGTGGTAACCAATACTCAGACTGTGCTAACCAAGTATGCCACTGTCACTGGCGCCAACAATTCGTCCCAAACCTTCGGGCTTAGCTTTAACCCAAGCGGCGGGGCCAATTCGTCCAGTTCGTACTTCGATGTCACCATCTATTATGTCGGTAATGGAATAACTTCCGCCGGGTTTTGATGGGGCGGCACACATCTTGGAGGAGGTGTGTGCAGTCGAGATTTTGATACAATTTTGACCGCACTTAGTAGTCCATATGGCAGAGGACTAGAAACATTCGCCTCCAGATTAGCTGGATGTCCGTATCGCAGAGGACATAAAAAATTCGCCCACCCCCCTGTTGGTTCATGCTCTTACTTTCAGGAAACAATTTTGTTACAGAGCAAGATCCTCTTTTATGTCTTTTTGGAGTACAAAAAGCGACACGCGCCATATGGGAATATGGCACACCTCAACGGGATGAACGGGTCGTTTACGAACACGGACGACCATTCTCCATCCTGTCGCAGGGTTTTAGTGACCCGACAGCAAGTGTGCGATCTTGAGATCCTGGAGTTTCCCGGGGTATGTGAGACCACAAAGTATGCTTTATGTAGAACCGTAGAGGCTATATCTAGAGCTTACTGTGCTGTCGAATTAGTGCAGCTTGTTTACAACCCTGAAGGGGAGTTCCAAGAAGCGCTGATTGTCACCAATCTATCCCGGCATGTGTTACGCCGTAGAGTTGGAGTTGAGTTGTTGTTTTCGCTGGACTTAGTCGTCCCGAGTCAGCTCAATGGTTCCCATGGGGAATGGACCAATTCAGACGACGTTGACGACATGCGGAGGGTCAGAAAAGAGGCGCGAAATAAACAGAAGCACTCAAGTCTGACTCCCCACAAGAAGAAGACCGGGGAGTTACCCATGATAAACAAACCATGTCGTGAGTTTCAATCCGGCGGGTGTGTTAGAGCCAATTGCAGGTTTATCCACGAGATGTTGCCCGTGGAACTTCCACCTCCTGAGAGCGGTAGTGCGCTCTTGGAGGGGGAGCCTGTTGTTGAGCCCGAATACATTCATGTTTTTGACAATTTTGGTCTATTAGATGGCAAACCACATTACAGTTTACCGGGTACCCCCGGAATTCTTGGAATTGGTGTCACATGGGCCAGAATGGGTGGATTTTTTCAGTTTTCGAGGAGCTTCGGTTCCCGAGAATTGATTGTCTCAAAGGCAATGTATGAGCAGCTCTTCAAGAAACTAGGCATTTTAGCCGACGAGTCTCGAAATTATGCTGCTTTAATCAAGACCGTTAGAGATTTGTTCGAGGGGTATCCGCCCCGCCTGATGGACGACATCGTTGAGTTCTTTGCATACAAGAACTCGACACGTTCTGTCCCGAACAATTCCACCGATATAATCCGTAAC